GTTGAACTTGAAGAAAGGTTGGAAAGTGAAGCCTATTGCATGGGCAGGACTGGACGACCTGAAAGCCAACGTCACGTTGAACCTGAAGAAGGGTTGGGAAGTGAAGCCTATTGCATGGGCAGGATTGGACGACCTGAAAGCCAACGTCACGTTGAACCTGAAGAAGGGTTGGAAAGTGAAGCCTATTGCATGGGCAGGACTGGACGACCTGAAAGCCAACGTCACGTTGAACTTGAAGAAGGGTTGGAAAGTAAAGCCCGTTGTATGGGCAGGGTTGGATAAGCTAAAAGCTACTGTCACCTTGAACCTGAAAAAGGGTTGGAAGGTGAAGCCGCTTGAATGGGCAGGATTGGACGACCTATCAACTTCGGTATCTATAAAACTGAGCAAAACCTGGGAACACGGCGCTGTGTCGGCATTGGGTTTGAGTGGCATGGAAGCCAGCATCAAGGTCAAGTTGGTCAAGGGCAGCCCCAACAAGATCAGCGTGTCATCAGATGGCGACAGTTGGAAGTTGGAGGTCAAGAAGCGCGGCGGCATCTTCGCAAACGGCATCTGGAAGAACATCCCGCAGTACGCCAACGGCACGACCAATGCCCACGGCAGCATGTTCCTGGCCGGTGAGGCGGGGCCTGAGTTGGTCGGGCACGTCGGCGGCAGGACGGAGGTACTGAATCAAAGCCAGTTGGCGGCAACCATGTTCAGCGCCGTCCGTGCCGCTATGGGCGGCGTGAAGATCGCGGCGATGATGTACGACGGCAGTAACGCTGAGGACGATTACGAGATGATGTACCGGGCGATGTATGACGCGTTTACGGATGCGATGGCCCCGAACAATGCGCGTGACCAGGAAAAGATGCAGTTGATGCGCGAGATCGCCGCCAAGGAGTTCACCGCCGAGGTGACGGCCAACAGCATCAACCGCGCCCAGCAGCGGATGAACCGCAGGGCCGGTACGACCATCGTGCCGGTGACAACCTGACAGGAGGTGACAGAGTATGCCGAACCAGCAGTACAATCCGATTCAGACGGTGGACGGGGTAGCAATACCCTGTCCCTCCAAATATGATTGGACTGTCAATGACATTTCGGACGCGGATGCGGGCCGTTGCGAAAGCGGCCTGATGCACAAGAACCGCATTACCCGCAAGCGCAAATTGGAGTTGGAGTGGCAGAATGTGGACATCGCTACGGCCAACGCCGTGCTGACAGCGTTTGCGCCGGAGTATGTGGCAGTGAATTGCCTTGACCCGTTGGCGAACGGGTATGTGACAAAGACATTCTATTCCGGCGACCAGGGGGCCAGCGCGTACAACGTGCGCATCAACGCATGGACTGTGACATTCAACATTATTGAGAGGTGATGGATAATGTACCCGATCAGTAACGACGTGCTGGCGCTGTTTGAAGCGGAGCAGCCCAAGGTGCTGCGCATTACCGGAACTGACAAGAACGGCACGGCCATCACCATCACCGACAACGATGTAGTCGCGGACAGCTTCCAGCTTGACCGCTATGCGTGCAACGGTGAGAAGCTGGAGGTGGGCACGGCTGTTGCGGCGCAGATGACTTTGAAGCTGTTCAACGGAAACGGACAGTTTGACAGCATCATCTTTGAGGGCACTGAACTGAACGTCGAGATCGGCATCGCGGACGGGTCACAGGCCAGCCCCGTCGTGACCTATGTGCCGTGCGGGCTGTTCACCCCGGACATCCAGCCGCGCAGGATGGCGACCATCTCCCTGACATGCCTTGACCGGATGACAAAGTTCGACGTGGCGGTGGATGCCACGGCGCTGACCTTCCCCGCGACGGTTGCGGGGCTGGTGGGACAGGCGTGTAGCGTTTGCGGCGTGACACTGGCGCAGAGCATTGCGACGCTGCCCAACGCGTCCGTGAGCGTTTCCGCGTTGCCGTCCGTGAACGGCATCATCACCTACCGGAACATCATCCAGTGGTGCGCGGGCATCATGGCGACCAATGCCTGGATGGATTGGAACGGGCAGTTGCGTTTCTCGTGGTACAACAACAGCACAAGCTATGTCAGCACGACGGACAACAGGTACAGCAGCGACCTGTACGAGAACGACCTGACGGTGACGGGCGTGGTGTACACCAACGACAGCGGCATTGAAATCGTCGAGGGCACGGATGATTACGCGCTGGATTTGACGGGCAACGCGCTGGCAGGGCCGCTGATTGCCACGGTGCTGCCCGCCATCAACACGGCGGTGAATGGGTTCGCATACAGGCCGTTCACGGCGGCGGTCATCAACGCGCCGTATCTGTGGCCTATGGATTCGGTGGTATTCACGGACAAGGACGGGAATAATCACGCTTCCGTGTTGACCAACGTGGCCTTTGGCGTGAACGGCACGACGGCGCTGGAATCCAAGGGCATGACCGAAGCCATCAACAAGCTGCAAGCGCCCGTGGGCGTGACGAAAGAACAGGCGCAGTTGATTTCACAGGCGATGGAACAGGTGGAGACCGACATCGACGATTCGCTGACCCAGCAGGAGATCTTCAACCGCCTGACAGACAACGGCGCGGCCCAGGGGCTGGTGCTGTACAACGGGCAGCTGTATGTCAATGCGACCTATCTGCGCGGCGGCACGATTGACGGCGATTTGGTCAATGCCAAGCTGTTGAATATCGTGGACGCGGACGGGAATGTGATTGCGTCGTTTGACGATACGATAGTGCTTGGCAGCAATTATGGTATGCATATTAGCATGGATTTCAACTCGTTTGAAATATATGATAGAACAAGCAACGAAGTGTTTTGTGTTGGTGATTTGCGCAACGCACAAGGGTATTTTTTAAGTACAGAAACATTTGAAAGCAGCGGTTATAATAGGTTTACTTTATTACATGGTATAGATGATAGCTATGGCGATGTTATTGTCACCGTGAATGGTACGGCTGTTACAAATTTTAGTTATTATGGTAACTATATAATTTTTGACGATGCCCCTCCATCTGGCGCAATTGTTACAGTGACTTATCCATCCGATGACCCTGTTTATCATATGGACTTTGGTAGGGACACTAATTCTGGAATTGGCGTTTTTTCCGCTGCGTTTGGATATAAAACGATTGCATCTGGCCCCTATAGTTTTGCGCAAGGGCGTGAAACCACTGCTTCTGGTGAGTACAGCCATGCTGAAGGGAGGCTTACTGATGCAAGGACGAGTTGTGACCATGCAGAAGGTTATATGACCGTAGCGACGGGTGGCGGCGCTCACGCTGAAGGAAGTAAAACAGAAGCACGTGCTGATTCGGCTCATGCAGAGGGTACAGGCACGATTGCAGCATCGGTAAACCAACATGCTGCGGGAAGATATAACATCAGGGATGGCCTTAATACCTATGTTGAAATCATAGGTAACGGCACTAACGTAACCCCATCCAACGCCCGAACGCTTGACTGGAATGGCAACGAGTGGATTGCTGGTGCGCTGAGCGTCGGCGAGCCGGCAACGACAAGGGCGAACCTGGGCATCACCCCGGCGAACATCGGGGCGCTGCCTGATACCACGACCGCTGCTGACATCGGTGCGGTGCAAAATATTAATATAGTTAATGCCGATATTGCGAGTGCGGCAGCGTTGAACGCTAAACTCTCGCAAATACCATATTCGGCAAGCCCATCTCTTCGCGGTGCTGCTATAGCATATGTGCCGCGGCAGGTAATGCGGGCAATAACTGGCGTAGCCTCAGCAAATGGCGGGTTTGGTTATATCGTGCGAAACGGAACGTCGAGTTTTATGTTTAACGTTACGTCGATAGACGGCAATGTCATCTATGTATTCTCGCTAACTTCGACAGAAAGCGATTATAGTCACGGAACCGTTTATCAGTACACCGGTACTGCGGTTTAAGGAGGAATGATTATGCAGGATTACATCGTTATCGAGATTCAGACCAACGACGCGGGCAAGGTGGCATCCATCGTCACCGCTTACGATGATTATTGGACGGCACAGCAGAAATACCACTCCATCCTCGCGGCAGCGGCGGTCAGCGCGTTGCCGTTGCATACCGCTGTGATACTCACCCCATACGGCGACACCATCTCCAAACAGGCGTACAACAGGCGCACAACCGAACCGGATGAATAAGGAGGTTGGAGCATGTTTACAGGAAAACAGCTTGCGGAATACTGTAAAAAGATATATGCCCACAAAGACCACTGGGCATATTGGTATGGTACATATGGAAACATGTGTACCGAAAGCAAGTACAAGAGCAAAAAGAAGCAATATCCCAGCCACTATGGCAGCAGTCGAACCAAGGGCTACATGAAAGACATTGCGCAGAAACGGCGCTGCGCTGATTGCGTGGGCATGATTAAAAGTTTCTTTTGGACGGGCAATCATTATGATACCGACCCTCAGTATGGAACCAATCATTGCCCTGACAAGTCTGCCAACGGCATGATCGAACATTGCAAAAAGACAGGCCCCATCAAGACTATCCCTGACATTCCTGGCTTGGTGGTTTGGAAGAGTGGCCACATCGGCGTTTACATCGGCGGTGGTTATACCATCGAGATGCGCGGCTTCGACTACGATTGCGTCAAGCGCAAGGTGACGGACGGGCCGTGGACAAAGTGGGGGATGCTGCCCAAGACCATGATCAACTACGACGAGGAACCCGAACCGAAGCCTGAACCCACTGAATACGGGCATGTGCTGGTCACAGGTGAGCGCGTGAATATACGTTCAGCGCCCGGTGTTGCATCCAAGGACATCGGCACTGTTCACAAGGACGATGTGTTGGTTTATCAGGGGGTTTCCAAGGAAGCGGACGGCAAACCCTGGTATCTGATTGTCTACAAGAATCAGAACGGATGGATCAGCAGCAAGTATGCCAAGTTGGTGAAATGATATGGATGTGACGAGAGCAATTCAGATTGCGGTTGCCAGGGTGGATTTGGCGATATGTCAAATTTCGGCATGGCCTTGGACGCGTATTGTTGCATCAATACTGTTGGCAGCGGTGGCGATTCACATATTAAAGGTGGTGGGGCGGCATGAGTGACACGATAGTTGTGGCGATTATTGGGCTTGTTGGTTCGGGGCTTGGTAGCCTGATTGGCGTGATAGCGTCCTCCAAACTGACGCAGTACAGGATTCAGAAATTGGAGGAACAGGTCAGCAAGCACAATAATCTGGTTGAGCGGACGTATAAGTTGGAGGGACGTATGGATGAAGCTGAACACGACATCCGCGATCTGAAACAGCGCAACAATGGGTGATTAGCCATGCTGAATGATTTTGACCTCATCACCCATGCATTCCCGAACGAGATCAATATCTTCCCGATAGCTGATGTCCATTTGGGGGCCTTGGAACATTCTGAAACCGACTGGCAGGATTTCCTGAAGCGCGTTGAGGATAAAAATGCTTACCTGATTTTGGCTGGTGATTTGATCAATAACTCCGTTCGCTCTGCGGGGTTCGCAAATCCGTTCGACGAAGTGTTGCGGCCCCGCGAAGCGAAACGGCGCATGGTGGAATACCTTGCACCGCTGAAAGACAGGATTCTGTGCGTGGTGACTGGCAACCATGAGCGCAGGACGCTCCGTGACGATGACCAAGACTTAACCTATGACATCTGCTCAAAGTTGGACATAGAGCATTTGTACCGTGAAAACATCGCCTATATGTGCGTGTCCGTAGGAATCCGCACAAATAGAGACAAACCGGTAAGCACATACAACTTTGCTGTTACTCACGGCAGCGGTGGCGGCATCTACACCGGGGCGGCGGTCAACAGGAACGAGAGATTTGGCAATGTTATTGACGGGCTGGATTGTTTTGTCGCGGGGCATGTTCACAAGGGGTTTGTTTCCAAGCCCGCGAAGATCGTCATAGACGGCAGGAACAAGCGGGTGAGCATGAAACACTACGTCGTTATTTCCTGTGTGCCGTGGCTGGCATATGGGGGATATGCGGCGCAAAAGATGCTGCTGCCGACACAGGTTTGTGATCCGCAAATGCTGCATCTTGTCGCCAATAAAGATGCCAAGAAAATCATAACGACATGGTAAGGAGGAGTAACTATGTTGAGCAACCAAGTGTATGACATTTTGAAGTGGTGTGTGATGATTGCCATTCCTGCGCTGACCACCGCCTATGTCGGGCTGTCCGGGATATGGGGCTGGCCCTATGCCACGGAGGTAGCCAAGACCTCTGCCGTGATATGCACTCTGTTGGGTGCGCTGCTCGGCATCTCCACGGCGCAGTACAACAAGCAGGAACCGCCTGATAACTTGTAAGCAGTAATGTAAGCAGTAAAACAAAATTTTATACCATTTTCTGCCATTGTACAAAAATGGGAAAGTCCCGAAAACGCTGTGTTTTCGGGACTTTTTTGGTCTGGGTGAGAGGATTCGAACCTCCGGCCTCTTGAACCCCATTCATGCAGGAAGTGCGTATTTGCAAGGTGTTTCACGCTTTTTGTAAGCAGTAAGTAAGCAGTAGCACGATTTACAGTTTTTCAATGATCTTTTTCATGGCTTCAAGTTCGGCTGATTGGTACATCTTTTTCGTGGTCGAATAGTCTGCATGGCCTATCAGTTTCGCCTTGTCAACGTCGCTTCCAGGTGCGCCTTTAAGAAGGTTGGCGAAGGTATGACGGCAGGAGTATGGCGTATAGTATGCGGGGTGTTCTGTGGTTGGCAACGGCTGTATTCCTGCTGCGGCGAGAACGGGATAGAAGCAACATTCGCGGAAATAGGCGACGGACATCTGTTCGTCGTTCTCA